ATGGCTTACTATACCATATCAAAACGCGATAGAGCAGATGGCACTGCTCGATACAGATGTTCCGTTTCTGTGAAAGCTGGTGGAAAGAGAATTTATAATGAAAGCAGAACGTTCACCAAACAGGCTCATGCAAAAACATGGGGAACTAAACGTGTTTTAGAGCTAGAGCAAAACGGCATACCAGATCCAACTGATGCAACAAAAATAACAGTCAGAGATTTACTGTTTAAATATTTAAATGATCCAGATCTTGGCGGGAAAGCAGGAAGAACAAAACGGTATGTTTTAGAAATGCTGTTTGATTCTGATTTGTCTAAATATGGGCTAACAGAGCTTACCGTTTCACATATTGTTGATCATTGCAGACATAGACACGCATCAGGTGCATCACCCTCAACCATTAACCATGATGTTAGTTATTTGACCTCGGTATTAAAATCAGCAAAACCTATCTATGGTATAGAATATACGGCTAATCCAGCGTATGAGGCACGCCCGTTACTCATTCAAATGGGATTGATTGGTAAATCGCAACGGCGTAGTCGTAGACCTCAAAAAGAAGAATTAAAACAACTAAGAGAAGCACTTAAAAAACGAAGCGAACATAGAGAGTGCATTATCCCTTATGTTGATATTTTAGATTTTTCTATCCTTAGTTGTATGCGTATTGGTGAAGTGTGCAAAATTCTATGGGCAGACGTTGATGAGAAAAACAGATCAGTAATTGTTAGAGATAGAAAAGATCCGCGTAAAAAATCAGGTAACCACATGTCAGTGCCTTTGCTGGGCGATGCATGGACAATACTGAGTCGCCAACCAAAAACAAGTGATAGAATTTTCCCTTATAACCCTAAATCAGTTACTGCAGGTTTTCAGCGCACAAGGAACGCGTTAGGGATTGAAGATCTTAGATATCATGATTTAAGAAGAGAAGGGGCGAGTCGTTTATTTGAAGCTGGCTTTAGTATTGAAGAAGTGGCGCAAGTGACAGGACATAGATCCTTAAATGTTCTGTGGCAAGTGTATACAGAGTTATACCCCAAATCATTGCATGATAAATTTGATAAATTGAATAAAAGTTGATCTTTTTCACCTCTAAATTATACTGTATAAATAAACAGTAAATGGAGGTGTTCATGATTCATATAAAATTATTTTTTGATAAAGCAATTCAAAAAAATACCCATCCTGATATGTTTAACGCGCTGAAAAAAGAAGTAAAAAAGAAACTTTCCCCTTCTTATTCTGAGTTGGAGGTTAGTGCTTTGTGGGGGTCACAAACAAAGTTAATCATTGATGGACTAAAGAAAAATGAAAAAAAAGACAAAATAACCGATGCATTAGAAGAAATATGGAGCGATACAAGCTGGATGCCTGAGGTTGAGTCGTCTAACTCTGATGAGCTTGAATATTTTGATAAGTAAAAGATAACAAGCTGGATTATATCTATTTTCCAGCTTGTTTTTCTCATTGAAGGTGTTCAAATTCTTGTTTTGCTATTTCTCTTTTTTTATCTATCCATTCCGCTAAATCTACAATATGCACCAATCTTCCTGATTTTTGATTATCCCTGTATGTTGGAAATGGTAACTCGCCAAGGTTAGCTTTTTTATCAGCCCAAGAAGGCGATATGCTAAGGAATTTCTCAGCGACAACAGATAGAGGAATTTGAGACGTTTCATATTCAGCTAACAATAAAAATACTGTATTCATATTTTCTCTCCACACTGTCCGTACACAGTTTAAATAGATATTAGTTAATGCTGGTGGTAATTATTCAATCTCTTTAAGAAAAGAGATCCAATGTGTTTTATCATTTTTCCCTACACGCTGAACAACGGTTGGTTTTTCATTGGTTAAAGCTAATATTTGTTTGGCTGGTATTTGGGTTTCATTCCATTTGAACAGTAATGTCCCTCCAGGCCTAAGCACTCTAAATGCTTAACTAAACCCTTTACTTAAATCTTCCCTCCATGAGTCTTTATTTAACGAACCATATTTTTTAAACATCCAGCTATTTTTACCAACCCTGATTAAATGAGGTGGGTCAAATAACACTTGGTAAAATGTATTATTAGAAAATGGAAGGTTTTTAAAATCAGAAATAATATCTGGTGTTATATTTAAAATTCTTCCGTCACATAAAATATGTTCTTCAGCTCTAATATCATTAAATAAAATACGGTCATCTTGTTTATCAAAATAAAATATACGAGAGCCACAACACATATCAAGTATCGGTTTCACTCTTCACCTCAAATTTAATATTTGAATCTTTATTTATCGATAATCTTAAACACGTCTTGTCATGATAATAAGATAATAGATCCTCTTCTTTTTGTAGATCTATTGATGCTTCATTTCCCCAATATCTTAAATACCTAATTCGATACCAGTTATTACCAATTTTAATAACATCATTAGGATTTAATTGGTTTATTGATTTATCCATTATTAAATCCTTTTAAACTCAATAACCCACGCCCATTCGTTATTTACCCAGCTATCAATTCCATATATTGCAATCCATACCGCAGCAAAGTCAGAAATATGTGCATTTAGTTTCCCGTCAAACCCCTCGGCTTCTGCATCACTTTCGCTGATATCGTTTACTTGCTGAACCCAAACATCAGTAATTTCAATTCTCCCTTTGATATTACCGTCCTTGTCTGCAACGTTGATGATGTCACCAGTTTCACCATACGGGCAATCAACATCAACAAATCCATGACGCCATGCTGCGCATACTTGCTCTGATAGTATGTAACCTTCTTGCCATGCACCAAGCTTGCGTAACTCTTCCTCGGTCACTTTTGGCTGTGGCTCAATCGGTCTACGTGTCTGCACCTTTCTATCATCCATGACGGCCGCTAACATGGCATTGTTAAACTTGATTCTATCTTTCATTACTCGACCTTATTTACTGAAAACACTGGGTCAAAATCACGCTCAACTTCAAACGTGCCAAGATATTGGTCGTCAATCCATAGCATGAATAACAATGGCCATTGATCCTCCCATCCATCACAGTTATCGTGATAATATTCTGCACATGCTTCAATGCATGAATTGAGGTCATCATCAACACTGAAGTTATGATCATCTGGTAATTCATAGCGTAGGTTGTTGGTAATTTCTGATGTGTTTTCGTCTTTACTGTCTGCTATATAAAACTGAACTATTGACATTATTCATTCCTCTTCATTGCATCCCTGCGATATAGCGCTTAATTTCATTTCCTATCCATTCACCAACCTGGACACTAACGCCGTTTCCTATTTGCCGGTATGCATCTGTCTGGCTAACTGGGAATTGAAACCAATCAGGTACACCTTGTAGCCTTGCATATTCACGTACTGTGTATGGTCTAACGCCCATCGGAAAGCTTTTATCAGCTACTAGGCGAGTGCTTTTATCTTTCGCATAGTGAGCAACGCAGGTCGGTGCGATATCACCATTTTGTGGATTACTGATAATAGGCTTGTCTCGGTATGCACCATTCATTCTTGAATAAACAGAATTCGGTATAGTGATTTCTGGTTCTTTTTCTAGGATATCAGCTAGCTTAATTGGCTTATGATTTTCTGGTTGGCGTGGCGTGAAATTCCTTTTCGTACCGATGATTATTAATCGGCTGCGCTTCTGTGGTAGCCAAGTTTCTGACTTGACAGGGCAAAAAACATTAACGTAGTAATCTGGCATTTTTTGCATTGCTTCCATGACAACTGGAAATGCTTTCATACCAGGCACATTCTCAACGACATAAAACTCAGGTCGCGCAATAGCTAAGTGACGCAATGCATGTAAAAACAATTCATCACCAGTTCTCACACTATGTATATCGCCGATTGTGCTGTATTTAGTGCATGGATAAGTAAATATCATGCCGTCACATGAGTCTTGTTCTAAAACTAACTCTTTTGTGATATCGCACTCTTTAATATGATCGCCTAAATTATGACGGTAGGTTTTGCAAGCAGATGTATCAATTTCAAATGCTTGCCCTATATTTATTCCAGATTGGATAAGCCCAATATCCATAAGACCAGCACCGCTGAAATAAGAATTAACGGTTATCATATCTATCTCCTGTTTGCATCCTTGCACTGAGTAATGGTTATATCCTTTGGTTAAATCACATAAATAGCGTGTCGTGGGTAGGGGAGTCCGATAGGAGCGAACGGAATATCATCTGAGAAATCCATTGGTGGTTGACTACTTTGGGCTTGAGGTTGAGCTGGTGGCTGATTTTGCTGTGCAGACTGTGAACCTGCTGATTTACTAGCACCACCTAGCATTTGCATTGAACCGCCAATCTTTACAACAATTTCTGTTGTATAGCGTTTAACGCCGTTATCATCCCACTCGCGCGTTTGTAGTTGGCCCTCGATATAAACTTGCGAGCCTTTACACAAATAGCCACTGGCGATATCGGCGAGTTTTCCAAACAGAACGACACGGTGCCATTCTGTTTTTTCTCGGTTTTCACCCGTTTGTTTATCTCGCCACTTTTCTGATGTGGCCACAGTTAAATTGGCAACAGCACCACCAGAAGGCAGGTAGCGAATTTCAGGATCACGACCTAAATTGCCAATGAGGATTACTTTGTTTACTGATCCGTTAGCCATTTTCAGTTATTCCTATTTGAGTAAAATCGCCACCAATAAGATGGCGATTAATTAATAATTAAGCTGAAAACTTGCCAATGAATGTTTCGATATCACTTTCATCAAATTCATCACAAAGTAGATTGCGAAACTCTTGAGCGATTTGTTCTTCAAGGTTTTCAAGTTGGACAATACGGAGCACTAAAGTGGGAACATCACCGCCAGTAAGTACGCTATAACGCAATTTAATGTTACGTTCTTTTAACTCGTCATACGGAGTGCATGTAAACTGGAATGCAGTTGGCATAACATCTTTGCTTCTTGCTTCAACATTTTCTAATACTGAACGTTTGGCACTAAAATCGTGATCTTCATGTTCAGCAGAGCGTGTTGATTCAATCGTAATACGGCGAACAGCAGAAATAGCTTGTTTGATATCTAGAACATTGCCGTCAGCATCAAACGCCATTAAATAATCACGCCAGTCTTCTAACCATTCCGCTAATTCTTTTTGACGATGTTTAACACCATCAATTTTTAATAGTGCTGCGAATGGGGCTGTTTGTTTTAATTTCACAAGAGCCGTATTATCAGCATGACCAGGCTCACCAATTGTGCCGATATTGAAAACAGTTTTGGCACTCATTTCATCGGCATCAATAAAGCAGCTAACACCTTCTTCAACTGCATTTTTGATTGAGTATTTAACAAAATCACTGATGCTTGTTGTTTTCATTTCACCACGGAAACGGAAGCGACCTTCTTGTAAGTTTTCTAAACTACTTACTTTAAAGTCATTAGGAAGGACAATGGCAGGGCAAAGAGACTTCTCTATTGCATTGAGACTTAATGAAGCCACCGCCATATTTTGAATTTGCGAAATAGCATTACCGTCTAATTGAGACATGAATAAACTCCTACTTATTTAAAAGCATTAAATTAAATGGATAGGTTTAATTAAAAATAAGGAAACTAATTAACGGATTTTAATTTCCCGTCGGGCTGACCCTGCAAAAAAAATAATTGACCTTGGTCTTCTTGCATAATGGTCAACTTACCACCTTTACCTACGTACATTGGTGTTTTGGTGGTGTCTTCTTCAGCCCGTTTCCAGCGTGGTGTTGGTGCAGAGAATTTAAGTTTATGAGTTATTTCAACTCGTTTTTCTTCCATTGAATTACTAAGGCGAGCAATATCTAATTCAATAGTGACCTTGCCTTTTCCACCATTATTTAAAACGCCTAAAGCCACATCATTTAAAACAGCAGAGACTTTATTTTCAAAAACGCCAGCGTCCAATTCGGAAAGAAAGTCGGGAACATTTGTCTTACGATCTTCTTGGCTCATTTCTATAACCTCACGTTATCACTTCACACAATAAGAAAGGGCACTAGCTACAGTAGATACCTGATATGGACTGTCATGGATGAATGCCAGCACCCTTGCTTATTGTTAGATTTGATAAAATGGCTGACTGAGCAGAACATTATCACCACACCCCCGTTAATGGTTTAAGACTCAGCCAGCCATTGTTTCTCTTCACACGTTCTCTTCACACATAAAAATCATTTACTTTGTATCTGAATAGCACTTTTATTGGTGTACTCTGCTATTTCAGTATCTAGTTTTGTTAGCTCATCCACCAGCCTTCTACGCTCAGCATGCAAAGTGTTTAGATGATTCATGTACTGCAATTTTTCTCTCATCCAGTTTTCAACATCTTCATCAGTGAAATTAGCTGGCGGTATGATTACTGGTTCAGTTGTCATTTGCTTCACCTAAGTTGTAATTAGCGCCTCATTTAAAACACCTTTTGGTTGTTATATTAGTTGTAAAAATGCAAAAGTCAACAACTTTATGTTGTTTGATTTGTCTTAAATAAAATTTAACTATAAGCTCAAAGGAGGATATATGAACGCTAACCCTGCATTTAACTACAAAAGAAATCGCGACAAGTTATTCGCTAATTTAATATCAATCATTGATGGTGTTCTTTCCGACGGGGAGCTATCTGATACTGAAATTTTATATATAACTACATGGCTTAATGAGGCTCATCAAATATCCGATAACTCATTTATTCAACTACTTAAGGATAGAATTACTCGAATTTTAGATGATGGAGTTGTAACCAAAGAAGAAAGATTAGATCTAGTTCAAACCTTAAAAGGCGTACAACAGTCAATCATGGATATGCCTAGTGTTGACTTGTATTCAAAAGAATCAGATGTAAATTTATTAATTGGGCTTTGCAAGGGGATAATCGCAGATAAAAAGCTCAAAGTTGATGAGATAAGCTATCTCGATTGGTGGTTATCTAAGAATGGCCAGTTAAAAAAAGATTATCCTGGGAAATATCTTTATGAACTTATTCAGAGAATAAAAAAAGACGGGGTGATCAATAAAGACGAAAGTCAGCTTTTATATCAAGCTTTAGTTGATTTCTCCGGTACAGATCTTGAATACGGTGTTGTGGACGGCATGTCCTCTATATTACCCTGCGACCAATTAGATGCAGTGGAGGTCAAAAATTCATCTTTCTGTTTAACTGGTAGTTTTATATCAGGAAAAAGAGCTACTGTAGCTGAAAGAATTAACAGCGCTGGTGGCTCAATTGTTGATAGAGTGACACAGAATACTCATTTTCTTGTAATTGGAGCTATGTCTTCTCGAGATTGGAGGTTTTCAAGTTACGGTAGAAAAATAGAAAAAGCCATCCTTGATCGTGATAGCGGAAAATCTAATGTAAAGATAATAACAGAAGAGTTGTTAATTAAATCACTACCAGCTTCTCGATGACCAAAAAACCCTTCCAATAATATGTACTCGAGCAGCCATCTCGTTTTTACTGAGCTGCTCATCTGGGTACTCATCTTTATTAAAGCTTTTAATAATTATTCCGCCATCTGGCTGATAAACTAATATTTTCACCCTCAACAAAACTCCATCACGTATTGCGTAAAGATCACCATCTCGTATATCTCTCTTACTAACATCTACCGCTACTAAATCACCGCTATTTAATACGGGGTATAGACTATTTCCAATGATTTTTACTATACGAGCATCATTTGCACTAACGTTATGCTTCCTCAACTCATCTCTGCGAAACGGATAAGTGTACTCTTCCAGTTCAATTAACTCTGCATTAGCTCCAGAACCTGCAGATAACTCTATGTCCAACACAGGGATACCAACAAAATCATCGTTATGATACCTAATATCTTCCCATTCTTTGACTTCAAAGTTTGTTTTAGAACCGTTTTCATCTGGTGCACCAAACTGTAACCAGTGAGCAGAGACACCGACTGCGTGTGCAATATCTTCAATTCTGCGAGGAAATGTTGTCTGGCCTGATTCAATTTTTTGAATAGACTGCTGACTAACTCCTACTTTATCCGCTAAATCCGCTTGACTTAACCCCGCCTTTAATCTGGCAGATAACAGTCTTTCTGCAATCGACATAACAACCTCCGCTTGTTTGTGAATGTATTTTACAACTTTAAGTGTTCATTCATCCAACACCTTTATGTTGTTAATTTGGTTGTTATGCATTATCATTAAGTTGTATTAACAACTAGGGGGTGTTATGAATAAAACAATCAGTACCGATTGCGTGATCGGTTTAAAAAAGGCAATCGATAAGTCAGGTGGGCAGACTCACCTAGCGAAGCTAATAACAGGCATATCAGGTAAGACCGTAAAGCAACAGCAAGTATGGAATTGGCTAAACAGAAATAAACGAATTCCTTCAGATAAAGTTTTACTAGTTGAACTAGCAACAGGCATACCAAGGGATCAACTGCGTCCTGATCTCTATCCAAATAAAACCGATGGCTTACCAAAAGAATAGCAAAACCTTTTAAAACAGTTAACTACAAGAAATCACCAAGGGTGGTAGGAAATGAGTAACCAATCAATAAAACAGGTAGTGAAAGAAATGTGTGAGGCAACAGCTGGTGGGCGTGAGGCAATGGCTGGTGCGCTTGGTCTGTCTTTAACATCATTCAACAACAAGCTTTATGAGAAAAACGGTTGTCGTTCGTTTGATTTAAACGAGTTATTAGCGATGCAAGATATTTCTAAGACCGTTTTATTTGCTGAATTTGTCGCTCGTGAGTCAAATCGCTTGTTGGTGGATAGAGTCAATCCAGCTGAACTAGACACAACCGAGTTATTCACATTACGAAGCAATGTTGACGAAATGCAAGGGCGTTTAGCGTTATTGATGAAAGATAGCTTAGCTGATGGCGTTATTGATGGTGATGAAGAGCAAAAGATAAAAATGATGTTGGATGGATTAATTTCACAGACCCGCACATTTATGAATGCGTTTGTTTCGTTACATCAAAAGAGAAATTAAAGATGGCTATATCCAGAAAGGGTGAAGCCAAAGGTGTACGGCCTCTGGCTTCGGTTTGCAAATTTCAATTGTGTGAAGAGAAATTAGCATGAGTAGATTAGCGCATTTAATACCTAAAAAGCAATTCCGTTGTTTACCTGTCTCGGGTAGTCAGTCGTTTCGCTATGTAGAAATCATAGCCTCTGACGAACAACCAGACAACTACCAACAAAAAACAGGTTTGGTAGATAGACGCTCTCTTAAAAAGGCGTGGGCTGATTTTTATTTTTCAAGTGGAGAGCGGGGCAATGAACAATGAGAACCCAAACAAACTTGATCGCTACTACAAAAATCACAGGGGTATCGTTGTTCATGTTGTTCGTTATGACAGAGAAAAACAGCGCGTCATTTTTATGCTTGATGGTTGTGACGATCCGCAATGTGAACCCTTGCAACGATTTAAAGAAAAATACACAAGAGTTAAGTGAGGCGTTGCTATGACGACTATTTTTGATGTTGTACAAGCCATGTCAGGGCAGAAAAACGTCATTGTTATTCCTGTTCCATATTTGGATTTTTTCAAGGGTGATCAGCAAGCTCACGCCTTGTCTGCAATTTTAAATCAACTTGTCTTCTGGTCTGGCGTGTCATCTAGTGCAGATGATGGTTGGTTCTATAAAAGTCATGAAGAGCTGGCAGAAGAAATTCACGGACTTTCTGGTGAAGAGCAAGCTCGACGCCTCGTTGATAAATTACGTAAAAAATATTTCCCTGGTGTGATTGAAACCAAAACAAAAAAGGTCAATGGCACGCCAGTTACTCACTACAAGATAGATGGAAATAAACTTATCTCTATGATTTTCCCGTCTATTTCTGAAACGTCGAAAGTGAGGAATGGAAACGTCGAAAGTGAGGAATCGGAACGTCGAAACTGCGGAATGGAAACCGCAGAAATGCAGAATCATGGAAACGTCGAAAGTGAGGAATCCTATCTTTATACAGATCTTAACTCAGATAGAAACTTACAGATCACTAAAGACCCTTCGTCGCAGAATTCTAACGAATCCAGCGACCAGCCGAAAAATGATTTTTTAACTCGTTATCCAGAAGCAGTGATTTACAGCACTAATTTCCAGAAATGGGGTGATGAAGGTGATTTGAAAACGGCAAAATGGATGTTTGGTCGTGTTAAAAAACTGAATCCATCTGCGCTAGAGCCTACTTGGTATGACTGGGCGAACGATATTCGTTTGATGCGTCAAATCGATGGGCGGACTCATGAGCAAATTTGTGCGTTGTTCGACTGGGCCAACAAAGATTCATTCTGGCACCAAAACATTTTAAGTCCTCGTAAGTTACGTAAACACTTTGATGAGCTGATCGTTCGTAGTCAAAAACCAAAGGATGAGCCAAAGGTTCAAGTTGATACCGTTGAACGTGACAGTGCATTCTCACGCTTAATTGGTTCTCGTTCTAAACCTCAAAACCGTATTGAAGAAATTGCGCTTGAACTAGCAGGTAAGACAGGTATTCGCCGTATGAGTGAGTTTTCTGGTCGCCAAGCATGGAACAGTATTTGGAAACAAGCGACTGAAATGTCACAGGAGGCTCAGCAATGATTGATTACGCATTGAAATTACAGGAATTAAAAAGCCAACCTGCCCATAAATTAAAAGAAATTGGCGATCAGTGGCGTACACCTGAAAACCTGTATTGGGGTATCAATTCACTCTATGGGCCGTTCACGCTAGATCTATTTACTGATGCACAAAACAGCAAATGCCCTCATTTCTACACGGTTGAGGATAACGCGCTTACTCAGGACTGGTCGGAAAAACTCAAGGAAATTGGTGGTTCTGCTTTCGCTAATCCACCGTACTCACGTAGTTCATATCATGAAAAACAAGCTGTTACTGGTGTTCGCCACATTATGAATCATGCGTTAGCAATGCGTGAAAAAGGCGGGCGCTACGTTTTTTTGTTGAAAGTGGCCACAAGTGAAACATGGTGGTGTGAAGAAGCAGATCATATTTGTTTTATTCGCGGTCGTGTTGGTTTTGATGTTCCACAATGGTTTGTTCCTGCAGATGAAAACCAAGTACCAACGGGAGCAATGTTTGCTGGCGCTATCGTGATATTTGATAAAACGTGGAATGGCAAACCAATGGATTACATTCAACGTAGTGAGTTGGAGCAAATCGGTAAAACATTTGTTGAACAGGCTAAATGGCTTGTATCGAAAGGTGTTGCATGAAAATTACAGAGCAAATCTTAGCGTTGTACAAAGTGGGTGAAGAAGTTAATCGCGACATTGTTATTCGTGATTTAGACACTAATTTAGCTGGCGCATCAAGAGCGTTGGCACACCTTTGGACTTTAGGTGCATTAGTCAGAATTAGCGAAGAACGTCCATTACGCTACAGAGTAACTAAAGAGGCAGAAAGAGTTTATTCAGTAATAACAGAATCACGTAAATCAGGTGAGTCAGTCTACATTGAAAAGCTGAATACTCAGAAGGCTAAAAAATGCGCCTTGCCAACTATCAAATGGGTAAAACACGCCACTTCTAATTTTTCCTTGATGGGTAAATTACCAACTGAGCCTTACGATTCATTAGTCAGGGCTGTAAGGGGTAATCACTAATGAACAATAAAAACTGTCCATTCTGTAACTCTAAAAAACTAGAAGTCATGCAAGTGATGATCAATACATTTACTCGTTGCAGAAAATGTGGGGCACGATGGCCTATCGCTAATGACTTCGAAGGTGCTTTGAAGGCTTGGGATAAAAGGAGTGTAAACGATGCTAACTAAATACATGTTGTTCGTTGGTTTTTGGTTCGTTGTAACATTACTGATTGGGTTGTGGGGTACTTATGCCTGAACTCATGCTCACATTGCCATTTCCACCTAGTGTGAACACCTATTGGCGAAACACCAAAAGAGGAACCCTAGTCAGTGTAAAAGGGCGAGTCTTTAGAGCAAATGCGATTGCAGCAGTCTATGAACAATTAAAGCGTAGACCTAAGGCTATTGAGAGTGATGTGTTTGTTTCAGTGAAATTATACCCACCAACTAAGCAGGCTAGAGATATTGATAATTTCTTAAAAGCACCTTTTGATGCCCTTACTCATGCCGGTGTATGGGTGGATGATAAACAGATTAAAAAAATGGATGTTGAATGGATGGACGTTATTAAAGGCGGGAAGCTTGAAATAACCATTCGTCAGCATAGTAAAAGCGTGATGTACGGTCACGAGTAAAACGTGGAGAGAAATAGCATGAATGGATTAATTGTTATTGATGGTTTTCAGGTTCGTAGAGATGTAGCCGGTCGTTATTGTTTAAATGATTTACATCGAGTATCGGGTGGTGAAAAACGACACCAACCATCAAATTGGAGTTCACTGGCTCAAACTAAAGAGTTAATTGATGAAATTTCGACCGCTCCTGAGATCACAGGAGCGCCCATTGTGACAGTCGCTGGTGGATATAACCAAGGTACTTATGTTTGCAAAGAATTAGTGTATGCCTACGCAATGTGGATCAGTGCTTCTTTTCATTTAAAAGTGATCCGCACATTTGATGCCTTAGTGACACAACAACATCAAGAGAAACTCAGTGATAAAGTGCAGGCGGGCGTGATACTACTGGAATCAATGTCTAAAAGTTTAAATTTCTCGAATTCATCAAAGTTAGGCGCTTATCAAAAATTACAAGCAATGGCGGGCTTACCTGAGTTAGCGCCTGTTTATGCGATTGATGCGCCAAGTGGTTCCATGGATGGTTCCAGTCGTCCAACAGTTGCATTATCAACGCTGATCAACAAACACAACTTACCTATTTCAGCACAGCAAGCCTATAAACGATTAGCCGAACTAGGCATTGTTGAGCGTTTATCACGGCCAAGTACGAAAACAGCCAACAAAACTAAAGAGTTTTGGTCTGTTACGGCAAGAGGTTGTCAGTTTGGGAAGAATATGACCAGCCCTAATAATCCTCGTGAAACCCAACCGCATTTCTTTGAGAGTAAAACGGATGAATTGATCCGCATGGTGATGCTGAATAAACAGGTGAGTGCATGAAATTATTATTAACGCCTTATATTCAACCAGAACTTGGTGTTGTGCTACTTAAACCTGGTGCTGAATTACTTGAGCAATTTAAGAAGCACCATCGTGTGATTATCAGTGATGTGCCGAAAAGTTTAGATGTGTTGCCCTCAGGAGCTTTAACTGGCGATGAACAGCCGATTTTAAACAATAAGCACATCATTCAATTTCTTAATAGCAAAAAAGTGATCCACACCATCGATAAAGTATCACCGATGGACTCTTGGGTTATTAGTAATATCAAATACTGTCAGATTGATAACGATGAAGATAATTATCATCACCATGAGTTAGTAACGACATTTAATGAGGCTGGCGTGATCCGCACTTGTTGGCATCACGATAATCATATTCGTCATTCATCAGCAGGTTGGGTTGCTGAATTAGCTCATAAAAATCGTATTAATTGGATGTTAGATACTATCCGTTTTCGTTTGAGATTAGATAGTGGCCACCAGCTGACAATACCTGATTTTTTCTCATTTGCAGTTATGCATAACTTGGTTGATGAATTGCCTGAACCAATATTACGCCAGATTTTAAATTGGTCAGATAAACAAGAGGAACGCAAAGTTCATGGTGGTTTTCCTGAAGCTGACATTATTCCAAGTAACGTGACAGCGCTATCAGCAATGAATGAGCGTTTAGATGCGATAAAGCCAGTTATTAAAATTGTTGTCGATCCAGAGCCACCAGCGTCATTTCTTCTTAAACCTAAAATGCAACGCTGGGAAAATACCAACTGGCTCCTATGGGTAAAAACTCAACCGTGTTGCGTGTGTGGGCAACAGGCTGATGATCCGCACCACATCATAGGCCATGGCATGGGAGGCATGGGTACTAAAGCTCACGACTTATTCACTATTCCATTATGTCGTATTCATCATGACGAGTTACATCGCGACCCAAAGCAATGGGAAGCCACTCACGGCAATCAAATCGAATTGTTGTTTCATTTTTTAAACCGTTCATTAGGCATCGGTGCATTTATTTAACGTGTGTACGGCACGAGTGGAGGAAATATGCCAATTTATGCGCATGACTTGGAATATTTAAGTGATATGGCATCGATAGCTACATCAAACTTAAGAGCTTCAACAAAAGGTCAGTTAGAAGCATTTGAAGATTTTGGGTTAACAGACACGAGAGCAACACCGAGAGTTAGAATGCGAGATTTAAAATTAAACGGCCGTTTTGTTTGTCGTGATACTGATCCAATCTATGTATTAGAAACTCGCTGTCGTCGAACTCCAAAGCCGATGATAGATCCTGTGGATTTTTTATTATGCTCTTGGCGTAGGGCTATTAATGCATTAAGTGAAGAACAACACTCATGGATAATGTATTGTTATGGATATAGTTTGAAATTTGAGCATCAAGTTAATATCAGTGTTCATGTATGGTCTGAATTTGAAAAACAGCATAACGGTAAAAAGATAACTAAAAAGGTTAAAGAACGACTAAGATCATTAGTCTGGTTATCGGTTCAGACTTGTACTGGCCGTAATTATTCACAAACAGATCTGGCTCGCTTGGTGGGTGTTAAGCGTAATAATTGGAAAATGAATTATGATATATATTGGAATAGCCTTTTAGATATTTGTTGTGAGTTAGATAAGTCGGCATTACTTTCTATGAAGCGAGTTAGAATCGAGTTGATTAATAAAAATAATCACGACAACTTGCAAAAATGAACAAAATAGGTCATATTTAAGTCTAATTTGGTATGTTGCCAAAATTGTTTATAACCTCGCTTCGGCGGGGTTTTTTGCTATCTAATTAGTGGATAATGCTAAAGCCAGTTAGCACCAGTAATAGCCTGACGCTCGGAAATAGGAAACTTGGGAATGCGGTAGAGCGCATCGAATACCGAGATTGTGGGAGATTGGCACCCACATCCATTTTATTTAATTCCCCCGAATTTGAGGGAATAGCAACCTGTAAGTGATCATTATAAGCTCAACCATCCGGAAATTCCGGATAGTTCCTTGATATGTGATCTAATGGTAAGAACAACTTAACTATTTAACATATTATCTCTTTGTGTACACAACAATAAGAGGTATTTATGTATCATCATTACTATGTTCATACATCTACTGATAATCATGGTGATTATGAGGTTCATCAAGATGGTTGCGACCATATGCCTAACGCGTCAAACCGGCAATATTTAGGTTATTTTACCAGTTGTACTCAGGCTGTTTCTCAAGCAAAGGCTAATGGGTATAGAACTGCTGATGGTTGTTATTGGTGTTGTAGAGAATGTCATACATCATAAATAAAAATGTATGAATTAATTAAAGATCGCCTAGGCGGTCTTTTTTATTATCTAAAATAAGGAACGAAATTATGTACGCACTTAAATTAATTACTGAACGTGAAGGACGTAAAGTGGAAGAAGTCCACTGCTTAGGGGATATGTATCGCTTAGAGTTTTATCCTGAATCAGAAAATAAAGATATCGTGGCGCGGGTTGAACACACAAAGAAAGACGCCATCCCATCATTTGATATTAATAGAACAGATCGCGCTTACATAACGACAGTAACAGGTGATACTGTTCGGGTTATTTCCAGAGGCAGAAAAGTTTGCCAGTAAGGTCATTTCGGTGGCCTTTTTTATTGGAGAAAATATAAAAAATTTATTTATTAATCTATGTATGAAGCTATCTAGTAAGACTAAAGAGCAATTAAATCTAGCTTGGTCATTTCATTATTTCGTTACCCGTTCTAAATATAAATCTTATTGGCGAGCCGTATTTCATTAATTATCGAAAGCCTCATGCAGAGATGTCGATAATTGCACACTAGGTGGAGTTGTGCCCATCACTCATTCACACATGCCGACCACAGAACAATTACCCTCGTTATCACGTTCACACAAGAGCTGTGAGTCGGCTCCTATTAACTAATCAGGACTACATATATGCAAGAGCCGTTAACAGGCACAGCAACCGCCTCGTTAGCGGGTGTCTCTATTGTAGGTCTCTATTCAGGTATGGACGCAGGCGTTGTTATCGGTGCGTTCGCAGGGGCGGTGATATTTGTATTGTCTGCTCATGATATCCGGCTGTTAAAACGATGGGCGTATTTCACGGGTGCATTTGCTTTCGGGATATTAGGCGCTGACTTCATGTCTTCACTACTGAGTGGCATTGTCGGAGATAGAGAAGTCGATCGCTCTGTTGGTGCTATGTTCTCATCGGCTGGTTTGGTTGGTGTTTTGGTAACAATATCTAAACCTGGTGCTCTCACCGACAGTATTAACAACGTTATTAACAACCTGATAGATAAATTCAGAGGAGGTGGAAGATGACCATCTCAATGTTTTGGATTTACGTCAATTTTTTCTCATGCTTATTCGCTGTTATTCGTCTTGTTAACTATGAGCGTAACGGCGCTAAATACAAATTCTTCCCGTCACTTATAGCATGGGTTCTCATTGTTATGCTGGGTTCTATCCCGCTACGCATATTAACGAATGACTACGCTCATGCAGATCCATTTGAGGTAGGAATTAATATAACGCTATGCGCGCTAATAATTCTTAGTCGTGGGAATGTGATGCAAATATTTAGAGGGGTTAGTAAAAATGACACTCGGTGAGAAGCAACGAAAGTTCACTCGCATGATTGCGGACTTAATTATCTTTGCCTACGACAACGGCTATGAGCTGACGTTTTCAGAAGCATACCGAACGCCTGAGCAAGCACAGTTAAATGCCAAATCAGGTGCTGGTATTAAAAACAGCTTACACACACAACGCCTAGCTGTGGATTTCAACCTATTTAAAGACGGTAAATATCTAACAGCATCAAGTGATCATAAATTGCTTGGCGAATACTGGGAATCTATCGGCGGTACGTGGGGCGGTCGTTTCAATGACGGTAATCACTACTCGTTAGAGCACAATGGCGTTAAGTGATATGAACACGCTAACTAAGGTATTAGCTGGACTACTGGCAATATCTGCATTCTGGCTATGGTGGGTAATAGATGACTACGACAAATTAAGCAAAGATTACAACACAGCAACCAATCAGTTATCACAACAAGTCGAAATCAACAAAGACTATCAGGCCCGTATCACTCGATTAAATCAACTCGATATTAAATACACTCAGGAGTTAGCCAGTGCAAAGAATGAAATTGATAGGTTGCGTGATGATATTCGCAATGGCACTAAGCGGGTGTATGTCAAAGCCGAGTGTCCAGCAGCTACCAAGAATTCCACCGAAAGCGGAAGCAATGAAGCCACCGCACGACTTAACAAAGCAGTTGAACAAGATTATCTACATCTCAGAGAAATGATAGTCGAGAACGAACAGCAAACGTTGTATTTGCAGGATTACATTAGAACGGAGTGTTTAAAATGAGTAAGGCAACACAGTCAAAAAATAGCAGTGAATTGTGGAATTGGTTTGGATTGTCTTATGCATCATTTCTAGTCATGCCAAGAGTTCTCATGCATGAAATGCCTACTGAATGGCAAGATAAAATGGCGGCTTTATTGTATGAATATGATGAAACATTCGACACGTCATCTGTTTGCCATTCAGTAGTAGTGAGTGCAAAAGACAAAAATAATAGGTTTATGAAGATGCCAGGTTACATCCTGAATTATCGTCGGCCAGATCATGAAGAGATTGATAAACTCAAACTTTAGCCAACAAGAAAGCAATACGGGAAATTGAACAACAACGAGCCTCGCAATAGCGGGGCTTTTTAATGCGTCGCATTGTCGCAGTCTCCTATGTTAGCTATGACCTGTTTTATTCTCGGCAGATAGCGCATAGTGAGAATCAAAAACAATGAATACCACCATTTTGTTATTTTTCGGTCATTATCAGCAACGTCAGCTGTAGGTAGAAGAAACGGCGTGACTATGGAGAGACATAATTAATTCTACAAACGTCATTCATTGAGTGGCGTTGATAGAGTTTATTTAGATAGCCATCAGTTAATAGCTGGTGGCTTTTTTATTGGAGAGCATCATGTCAGATAACCAGATTAACTATGAGGCGATAGGTCGTGATGTATACCTATCCAAAAAGATACATTCTTTGATTCGGAGTAGGCAGTCTGAACTTAAAGGTATTGCAGGCGCTATAAATGAAACTTGCCTTACCTATAGTCGGCTAACTAATGAATATAGATTGTTTAATTATGACAACATTCCTGTGGCAATCGAAACAATTAAATCTATTGATAACCAACTTAAAGAATTACTCCCAGAGCAGAATAAGTGGGCCAAGATAGCAGGTAGTGAACCTATTATTATTGAGGGATTAAACGATGTCAGATAACACTATTCAATTAAAAGTCTCAGTAGATACCACTGAGTTAGATAAGTTAGAAGATCAGCTCACTCGCATTAAACAACTGATGCAAGATGTAGGTATGAATCCTAAATCAATCCCTCAATTTTCCTATCCGCACGCTGGTAAGTTTTTTATTAAAGATGCCCTTATTAATTCGGCTGTGTTCAATGGTGTGCTTGTTAGTAATAAGTCAGAGCAGGACCTCAAGGATCAACTAGCAGATTTACGTATGCGAGCGGATCGACAAGATAATGATATAGCTGAACTCATTAGATTAAGACATGCAGATCAACAGGCATGGTCTGATGCTATTAATCGAACATGGTGTAGTCAGAAGTAAAGGTGAGAAATCCCCTCTTTAAAATGGCAGAAATTTGCCCTTTAGATTACAGGAGATCACATGCCACCTCGCATACCTCGCGCATGTCGTAAACAGGGATGCGCCAAGACAACAACAGAACGTAACGGTTACTGTGAAGACCATCAAAACCTAGGATGGGAAGCCCACCAGCGCGGTAAGTCTCGTCATCAACGTGGTTATGGTACCAAGTGGGATAAACTGCGAGTACGTATACTCAAGCGTGATAAGTATCTCTGTCAAGAATGCTTAAGGACAGGACGAGCCACCGAAGCGAAAACGGTTGACCATATCATTGCTAAGGCACATGGGGGTACCGATGCAGAAGATAACTTGCAAAGCTTATGTTGGCCTTGTCACAGAGCTAAGACAGCAAAGGAGAGAACGTTATGACGCAAGATGAACAAACCTTACTTATGTTTAAAGGAATAGTTGCTGAACTACCAGAACAAAGCAGAGCTAAGGTTGAACATTGTATTGCTGAAATAAACAATTTGCTTGCGGAATATCCTGATGGTGAAGCATTGCTTGCTGTGGGCTATATCGGTGCCGAACAGCAGATGAAAGGTAATATTGGTCAAGGATAACAGTACCATTCCTCATAGGGGAGGGGCGGGTCAAATCCCTACCACTCTCGCCTTATAGGACCGCCCCCTTACCTCTTTTCACATCACCGCAGGTTAGAAAACTTTTTTTGGGGAACCCCAAGCGATTATTGATAGGAGATTTCTATTATGGCTGGACCGCCTAAAACCCCGTCACATCTGCAATTGGTGAGGGGGAACCCATCAAAACGACCGATTAATAAAAAAGAGCCAAAACCGCCAAAAGGGGTACCCCCAACTCCGAAGCATTTCACTAAGCAAGGTAAGTATTGGTTTAAGCGTATTGCTGAAGAACTTGATGCAATGGGTGTCATGAGTCAGATGGATGCTAAGGCATTGGAGTTACTCGTCGAAGCTTACACTGAATATCGACATCATTGTGATGTTCTCGATAAAGAAGGCTATACCTACAAAAACAATACAGAAAGTGGATTGATGATAAAGGCGCATCCATCTGCTGCAATGAAGGCAGACGCATGGAAACGTATTCGCGCCATGTTAAGTGAATTTGGTATGACTCCCGCTTCTCGAGCAAAAGTCACTATGAACACTCCTGCCGAAGAAGATCCTTTTGAGGCATTTTTGAAAAAGCGCAAATGATGAATGGCAATCGTAGCAGATGGAATTCAGTACGCCGAACAGGTAGTTGCTGGAGAAATTGTTGCGTGCGAACTGGTGCGTTTAGCGTGCCAACGGTTTTTGAATGATTTAGAGCATGGACCTGAGCGTGGCATCTATTTCATTGAAGATCGCGCACAGCACATACTCGATTTTTATAGTTTTATTCCTCATGTAAAAGGGGCATTAGCAGGTAAACCCATTGATTTAATGCCTTGGCATGTATTTATTTTAATTAATATTTTTGGCTTTGTTATTCCGTTAATTGATGAACAAACGGGTAAAGAAGTTATGGATGAAGACGGTGATGTTGTCTTTGTCCGTCGTTTCCGCACAGCTTATAACGAAGTTGCACGTAAAAATGCAAAATCCACATTGTCATCAGGTATTGGGCTGTATATGACCGGTGCTGATGGTGAAGGTGGTGCCGAAGTTTATTCAGCAGCGACAACGCGTGATCAGGCTCGTATCGTGTTTGAAGATGCGAAGAACATGCTGAAGAAGTCCAAAGCGACACTAGGTCGTTTATTTGAGTTTAATAAACTCGCTATCTATCAAGAAAGAACCGCCTCTAAGTTTGAACCGCTTTCCAGTGATGCCAATAACCTTGATGGTTTGAACATTCATTGTGGCATTGTTGATGAATTGCATGCACACAAAACTCGTGATGTGTGGGATGTATTAGAAACCGCCACTGGTGCGCGTCTGCAGTCTCTTCTTTTTGGGATCACCACGGCAGGTTTTAATAAAGAGGGGATTTGTTACGAACTACGGGATTACGGTATTAAAGTGCTTCGTGGCCAAGTGGATGATGACTCGTTTTTCGCGATTATTTACACCTTAGATAAGGACGATGATCCCTTTAATGAAACCGTATGGCAAAAAGCGAATCCGGGGCTCGGTGTTTGTAAGCGCTGGGATGATTTACGCCGTTTAGCCAAGAAAGCCAAAGAGCAGGTTTCTGCACGAATTAATTTCTTCACCAAACACATGAATATTTGGGTCACAGCCGAATCTTCATGGATGGATATGATGAAGTGGGATAGTGCGCCTGAGCTTGCATCACCACAAGAATTGAAAGCTTATCCGTTATGGGTGGGTGTTGACCTTGCCAATAAAATTGATATTTGTGCGGCAGCTAAAGTATGGAAACAACCTGATAACGGTCATGTTCATGCTGATTTTAAGTTTTGGTTACCCGAAGACCGGCTTGAGCGTTGCTCTAAACAAATGGCGGAGCTTTACCGCAAATGGGCTGATATGGGATATCTCGAATTAACTGATGGTGAAGTTGTCGATCATGCTCAAATTAGGGAA